TTGCTGTATATGACCGCAAGGATCGTGCTTTTAATGATAACCTAACAGTTGACGAACGTAAAAAGTTTAGCAACTTCCTTATGATCCGCTATGGATCAAGTGTACAAGGCAGCAGAGACCTGCAAGAGTTTTATCTGATAGCAACCAATGAGAGACTTAATAAACATTTTTTTAATATCAATAAACACCCAAAACTCCAATGGTTATGTGCCACTACAGTCAGTCCTGGCATGGGCACACAACGTCATTCCTGGATTGCTCCCAAGAAACGAGAACTCGTTGCAGGCAGCATTAAAAAACAACTGGTTGAATTATTTCCGCATCTCAAAAATGACGAAATAGAAGTCATGGCTGAGATCAATACCAAAAAAGACATAGATGCCTATGTTAAATCTCTAGGTCGTGAAAAGTAATGCACGAATGTAGGTACTGTCATAAAAGTTTTGCCAAAGAAACCAGCTTGGCCGTACACATGTGTGAGCCCAAGCGTAGATTTCAAGAACAAAACGAAACCGGAGTGCGCATGGGATTCAATGCCTATCTTAAGTTTTATGAAATTACACAAGGCAGTGCAAAATTAAAAACATTTGAAGACTTTGCAACCAGTCCTTACTACAGAGCATTTGTAAAATTTGGCCGCTACTGCGTGGATACTCGTGCTGTAAATCCTGCTAGATTTATCGAATGGTTGTTGAAGAACAATAAAAAAATTGATCACTGGGCCCGAGACTCAGTGTACACCGAATACTTGGTTGGGTATCTTCCGATAGAGAACGTAAACGATGCCTTGGCCCGTGCTATGGAATACGGCATTGCCTGGTCGGAAGAGTCGGGCCACCCTGCCGAAGACTGCCTACGTTACGGCAATGCCAATCGTGCGGTACATGCAGTAACTACTGGTCGTATTAGTCCTTGGATTGTGTACAACTGCAATTCGGGTCAGAAATTTTTGTCGGAATTGGATGCTACACAGATAGCCATGATCTGGCCATATATTGATAGTGAGGTATGGATGAAAAAATTCAGCAACTACGTGGCTGATCAGGAGTATGTTCGCGAGATATTACACAAGGCAGGTTGGTGATGAGCGCAGACATTGATATTGACCTAGCCGATCGCGAACAGTTGTTAAAACTAATTCGAGTGACGCCAGCACGTCAAACACACCAAGGGCAAATTCGTCGACACAACAGTGGAGTATATCCTACAGACATTCCTTATGACCCTATACACGAGTGTGCCACTATTGATTATGAAACTGCCGAGCAACTGGGCTATTTTAAAATTGATCTGTTGAACATGAGCGTGTATCAGTTGATCAAAGACCCGGCACACTACCAAAAAATGTTGACACAGGACCCGCTGTGGCCACGTTTATGGACCGATCCAGTCTGGGCAAAAGATCTGGTGCACATAGGAAACTATACCGATCTGCTGAATAAGATGCGTCCGGATTCGATACCCAGGATGGCTGCATTTATATCAATTATACGCCCGGGCAAGGCGCACTTGCAAAATCAATCTTGGGATCAGGTGTTTGCGTCAGTGTGGGACGGCGATGACAGTCGTGGATTTGTGTTTAAAAAGGCACATGCTGTTGGCTATGCGGCCCTGGTTGCACTACATATGAACCTACTCAATTAACCCGACGCACCAGAGTAATACTTTTTCTTTTGGATTTTTTGCGGGCCATTTCGCTAAGACTGCACACCGGTCCGTGTACAATTTCCAAGTCCTTGTTGGTAAGAGTGCGCAGATAGGGTCGAAACAGATCCCACTCGCCTTTGAGAAATATGTTGATGGGTATGCTACGATTTGATTCCCACCACCATACATTGGCCAGTTCTAAGAATCTTTGTTTTTCTTCCAGCCCGTGTATGCTGCCAAAGTCGTAGATTGTGGTTACAGCATCGTCTTGATTCTGTATGATGCCCACGTATTCGGTGCTGGCATACACACACAGCGTTATAAACGGGTATTTTTCTGCTAGTTTGGCAAACAATTCGTGGCTCATGGTATGCGGATATTTATGGTTTGGTTGGCCAGTCGTGATTCGAATCCATAAATACACAGTATGTATTCCACCCAAGTATACCTTTATCAACAATTGACTCGAGTATTGATCATGGATACCGGCGGTGGGGAAACTTTTATCTATAGGTATGATCCTGTGTACGCAAAACGCTTAACCATAAACAAAGGTGTTGACAACGTGATCTTGTTTGAGTTTGTCAATCAAGAACAAAAGCCGGTCAATGTGACCGGTAGTGGCTTTGTATTCCGGGTGATCAATACCGAAAGTAACGAACTCCTGTTGCAAAAATCCATGGTTATATTAAATGCAGCCACTGGTCGAGTCAAGGTCGAATTTGACGGTTCAGAACTGCTAGATGTCCTAGCACAACCTGCCAGCTACAGCATACAACGTACACAGCCCGGCGGCGGCTATTCAGATGCGGTATTTGTTGATGCGCAGGCCGGAGCCCGAGCACCCATAGACATTGTAGATTCGGTCTTGCCACAGTATATACCCAGCGCACCACTTACCATACCTAACACAGAACTCAGTAGCCAATTCAGCTATGAAGGGGTGGGATTGGAAAATTATGCTGCCAGCCCCTATTGGACCGGCAATCCCAACGGAGCCAACAACTACAACAGCCGTGTCAATCCGCAATTCTATAGCAGTTTTATTGAGCCTCGTTATGCAGTAACAACTGTACAGATGGATCTGGTAGGCTATACCGGAACTATCAAGGCTCAAGCAGCCGATAACTATCAAAGTGTTTTTTACAACATCAGTGAATCTGAATTGTATTTAGACCAGACCCGTACTATACATTGGAACATTATTGGTTGGTATCCTATTGTGCGCCTGGCTTTTGATTCCAGTTTATTTTCTGTTCCTTTTTATCCAACTCAGGTGCCGGCTCTGGCCGTGGCCTTTGTAGAAGATGGAGTGGTAACCAGCATACAGATGCAGAACAATGGTGTTGGATATGCAGCACCGCCCAAGGTCAACATTGTAGGAAATGGCGCAGGCGCTAGGGCACGGGCCATATGGAGTCCCGAAACCGGCGCGGTCACTGGTATCGAAGTATTAGACGGCGGATCTGGTTACTGGCGTGTACCCAATGCAACCATGACCACGGGAGTGTATCCGGTCAGTCCTCAAAACCAAGGTGCTCTAGTGGTGATTAGCACCGGCTACATAGAAAATCTCCTGTACCGATAGACCTTGCATGTGGCCAAAAATCCTGCTATAATAGTAGCATGATTGATGTGATTTCCTTTTTACCTGCTAAACGAAAACAAACAGCCAGCGGCTGGGTCAGTTTCAACGCACCCTGCTGTATACATCGCGGCGACACGCAGGACAAACGACAACGTGGTGGAATCAAGCCAAGTCCAGATGGCTCGTGGTCATATCATTGTTTTAACTGTGGGTATACTGCTAGTTTTGTGCTAGGCCGTAATTTAACATTCAAAGCTCGCAAGCTGTTAGAGTGGATGAATGTTCCGCAAGAAGAAATAGAGCGTATAAATCTTGAAAGTCTGAAGCACAAGAGTATAGAAGGCTTACTTGGCGAACGTCAAGAAGTAATACAAAAACTACAGTCGATTGAATTTGAAGACAGAGACTTGCCAGCGGTAACACAAGAATTGAATGAGTTTGCCAAAGAATATTTACAAAAAAGATGTGTTCCGCTAGACTACCCATTCTTGTACAAAACAATGCCACGTCGTGGTGTTGTAATTCCGTTTACACACAACAACCAGGTAGTAGGACACACTACACGATTTTTAGATGATCGTACCCCTAGGTATATTCAAGATATACAGCCGGGTTATGTATTTGGCACAGATTTGCAAAAGGATAATTGGCAAGTGGCAATTGTAGTCGAAGGTGTATTTGATGCATTAAGTATTAATGGACTTGCTGTGTTACACGCAGAAATCAATGATGCACAAGTTAGATTAATTCGCAGTCTAGGGCGTGACGTCGTAGTTGTTCCAGATCAAGACGAAGCTGGTATGAAGTTAGTAGATCGTGCAGTAGAACTAGGATGGTCGGTAAGCATGCCCGATTGGCCAGTGGATGTCAAAGACGTAAATGATGCGGTGATTCGTTGGGGACGCCTGGCAACCCTGATAACTATCATGCAGGCACGTGAAACCAGCAGAATAAAAATTGAACTAAGGAAGAAACAACTTGTTAAAAGACTACGGACTTGATGTCCAAAAACTATTCTTAGAAATGATGTTGCAAGACGCAGAGTCATATGTGCGTGTGCAGAACATTTACAATCCAGAAAACTTTGACCGTAATCTGCGCCCTGTTGCAGAGTTTATTGCAAGCCACAGTAATGAATATAAAACTTTGCCAGGCCTAGAACAGATTCAAGCCGCAACAGGGGTAGAACTCAAGCATATTCCTGATCTAAATGAAGGGCACTTTGAATGGTTTATGGCCGAGTTTGAAGGCTTTACTCGCAGACAAGAACTGGAACGTGCAATTTTAAAAAGTGCAGATCTGCTGGAAAAGGGTGAGTATGATCCTGTAGAAAAATTGATCAAGGATGCAGTACAGATATCTCTTACCAAGGACATGGGCACAGACTATTGGGCAGACCCGCAGGCCCGTATCAACCGGTACTTTAATTCAGGCGGACAGGTATCAACAGGATGGCCACAGATGGACCGTATCTTGTATGGCGGCTTTAGTCGCGGCGAACTTAATATTTTTGCTGGTGGATCCGGTTCTGGTAAAAGTCTTGTTATGATGAACATAGCATTGAGTTGGTTGCAAGCAGGTCTCAGTGGCGTGTACATCAGTTTAGAACTGTCAGAAGAACTGTGTGCGTTAAGAACAGATGCCATGTTAGCCGGAATGAGCACAAAAGAAATTCGCAAGGATATTGATCAAACTGAACTTAAAGTCAAATTAGTGAGTAAAAAAGCCGGACAGTATCGTATCAAGGCCCTGCCAGCACAGAGCAACATCAACGACATTAGAAGTTATATCAAAGAGGTTCAGGTACAAACAGGAATTCGGGTAGACTTTATCATGTGCGATTACCTAGACTTGCTGATGCCAGTTAGTGCAAAAGTTAGCCCAAATGACTTGTTTGTTAAGGACAAGTATGTGTCAGAAGAATTGCGTAACTTGGCCAAAGAACTTAATGTGCTATTTGTAACAGCTAGTCAGTTAAATCGTAGTGCTGTGGAAGAAATAGAGTTTGATCACAGTCATATTAGTGGTGGTATTTCAAAAATCAACACAGCAGATAACGTTTTTGGTATCTTTACAAGTAGAGCCATGCGCGAACGTGGCAAATATCAAATCCAGTGTATGAAATCGCGTAGTAGTACCGGTGTTGGTATGAAGATTGATCTTGACTACAACATTGAAACTATGCGTATTACAGATCCAGGAGAAGAAGCGGGTCCAGTTAATTCATTTGCTAAAGGTAATTTGCTAGACAGTATCAAAGCAAAAAGCACTATGATTAACGGAACAGAACCTGTAGCAACACATGAAGAAACAGGACGAATTACTGCGGATGTACAAAGTGCTAAATTAAAGCAATTACTAGGGCAAATTAAATCCAATTAATTAAGAGTTATTTAGAGTATTGCGCCGCTAAATAATAAAAAGGTCCTGGACTAAAATGCAAAAAAAGACTAGAAGTTTATTAGAAGAATTAGATGCCATGTACATTGAGCGCGATCAACGACATGTCTTGGAAACTCGTGCTGCAAATGTGATCGCCAGTGCCATACGTCTAATGGAGCAAATTGACAAAAGTTACACTCCGGAACAAGCAGACAATTTAAAAAGAAAGTTGCTGAACGCAATCAATCACAGAGATCCTGCTAAATTCACTCGTAGCGTAAGGCGCACAGATGCAAATTCATGAAATCACAAAGTCTCAGTTGCAGGAAGGTTTGTTTGATGCTTTCAAAACACCCGAAAAAATAGCCGCCCAGGCCGCAGAAAAATTGCAGGCACAAGGTTATGGGCAACG